ATGATTCACACGGACACACGCTACGCACAACCAACCGTGTTCAAGTTAACTACTAGTCTCAAGGACAAGTACATACAACTTGACACACATGGTGACGTATCAAGGATGGAGAGCATCACAGGTAAGATAGGTAACATGTACATGCGTGTTGCTTCTTATGTATCTAATGATGCTGCTGTTTACGAGAACATGGGATGAGGTTATCACCTACCCTTCACAAGTACGCAGTCACGTATAACAATCCGCACACAATCGTCGAAGATAACATTGACTTCTGGTATGATAGCCTGAATGATTGTTATGCTAATGACATGCGGATTGATATGATCTGCACTTATGTTGAAGCTATCACGGACGAGGACACAGAATGAGGATCGCATTCGTCACAATCATCATTTTGCTGGGTGCCCACGTGGGTATCACAGCCATGGACTCTGTCAAGGACATGCAAGATAAACGCATGGACCAACTCTGCCAAATCGATTCTTCTTACTGCAAATGAACGTTTACGTGCTACGCTACCGGACCGAATACTCAGACAGTGACATGATTACTGTCTATTCTAACCTTCGTGCTGCCCTGAATCGCCTTGAAATTAGTGACCTTCATGGTAACTTTGACGAAGGCGAAACCATGACTATTGAGTGCATGGAGGTGACAACTGAAGAAGAATCACTCGAACGCCTCAACAACATCCGCAAACACTACGAGGACAAAAAGAACAAATGATCTGGAACGAAAGCACCATCATCCTCGCCATCGTCGGTATGGTAGGATTGTTCAGCACTGCTGTCATCTGGCAGCGTGCTAACCGTATCACAGGGAGGTACTATGGAAAACGTTGAATCACATGACGACAATTTCTTTATCAAGAACGCAGTCCTCTGTTGGCTGCACCACTATGGTGATCAAGGTCACAGGTGGGATGACATCTACAAGGAATTAGCCGAACGAGATGTTTACATTAGCATGGAGCCTGATGCAAAACCAAAACCAAGACCAGCTCGCCGTAGGGTTACGAAGCCCAAGGCTGCGTGAGTACTGTGTTACGCTATCAAATGGCGAGAACATGTACATACTCGCCGCTAACTCTGAGGAAGCCGCATGGGATGCCTTGGAGTTATCCATCGATCGCACTGTAACACTAGTCAACGTATTTAGAACTCATGAATGGTAAGAAACCTTACCTTCCAAACAACTGGAAGTTGTTCAAGGAAGCACCAGACGAAGCCTTTCATACACATACCTTCGAGGAGATTATGGAATGGAAGGTTGCTGGCTGGGAGTTACCTGCTGATGTAGCATGTATCATCCGCACCACTAACCTCAAGAACTACAAGACCAAAGAGTACATCTACAAGCGGCAACATGCTGCTGAACAGAAGATACTCAAGCTCATGCATGAGCAAAAACATGAGTTCATTGTATGTACTCACGACGCACTACACTATGTTGGACCTGACGATGAATGACACCACCTTCCAATTCCGTCTCGACACTTTGATTGACGAGCTTGACATGCATCCACACAAGGATGAGATCATCCAGCTCATACACGAGCAGGTGATCGATGACCTAACCACCAAGTACGAGGAATGATTGACCGAGTTCGCAGACATTGCAGCACAGATCAAGCTTGAGCGTAAACAAATAGCTCAAGGACTCAAGCAACTGAGTGACAACACAGCTAAACTTGAGGGTAAGGACTATGCTTCGGCTAGTGTGTATGGTGTAGCTTCTATTGAGCAGCTCATCCCTCTTGTGGTTACACGTATCGACCACACCAACAACAGGATTCATGAGGGTAAGACTGGTGCTGCCTTCCGTGAGATACATCAGTTCCTCAAGGACATCGAGCCTGAAGCTGCTGCATCTATTGCCTGCAAGGTTACGTTCGACAAGGTATTCAGCTCCAAGCCGCGTAACGCTACGGTTCAGAATGTCACGGACGCAATCGGTCAGGCGATAGAGAATGAGTGTATGATGCGGTTCTATGAGAGAAACGTACCAGGGTTATTGCACATCATCAAAGAGAATTACTTCCACAGATCTATCGGCACACACCAAAAGGTCAAGGTCGTAACAACTCTCATGAACAGGTATGATGTTGAACATTGGAAATGTTGGGGAGTAGCCAATCGCATCAAGCTTGGTGGCTGGTTACTTGACTGCATCTGCGAGGCATCACATTGGTTCATGCGTGACACACGTCGTGAAGGTCGAAAGACCTACAACTATGTTGTGCCTACACCTGAGTTCATGACCATCAAGGACCAGGTCATGTGTAACGCTGAGCTGTTCAGCCCACTAGCGTGGCCGATGCTGGTTGAGCCTAATGACTGGAGCAATGAAAACCCTGGAGGTTACCTGCTCAACGAGGTCATGCGTGGTCATGATATGGTACGACGGAGCGATCCCTGCCTTATACAGGGAGAAACACCAATAGACTTTCTGAACAAGATTCAGAAGGGTGGATACACCCTCAACATGTTCGTCGTAGATGTTGCAGAAACATTTCAAGAACGTGGTATTGAGGTAGGTAAGTTTGTCCCTGTCGTAGAAGTACCTCTTCCACCTAAGCCCGTAGACATCGCAAACAATGCGGAGTCCCGCAAGGACTACCGTAGGAGGGCTGCAGAGGTATGTAATATAAACGCACAAGCGTTTCAGAAGTCATGTCGTACACGTATGACCATGAACGCAGTGAAGATATTCAAACAATACAAGAAATTTTATATACCTTGGTCGTTTGATTATCGTGGACGTGCTTACCCTATCCCTGCATTCTTGACACCTCAAGACACAGATTTCGGTAAGTCACTACTCAAGTTTCATGAGATGTCGTTTATGACACCTGAAGCTGAGGATTGGTTAGCCTTTCAAGTTGCTACAACGTATGGACTTGACAAGTCTTCCATGTCTGAACGACTAGCCTGGGTACGTGACAACGTCACAATCATCAGCAAGGTCGCAACAGATCCCATCGGTAACCTTCCTGAATGGGAGGTCGCAGATGAGCCGTGGCAGTTCCTGGCAGCATGTGAGGAGTATCATGCATGTGTGATATCATGTAAGAGACAATGCACATCCCTGCCTGTGGCTACAGACGCTACATGTAGTGGTCTCCAGATACTGGCAGGTCTTGCCAGGGACGCATCTACTGCTAAGCTGGTTAACGTACTGCCTTCTGATAAACCTCAGGATGCATACAAGGTTGTCGCAGAAGCGGCTGCACCTCATGTACCAGCAGCGGTCAAGCCTCATTTAGACAGGAAAACTGTCAAAAGGGTAGTGATGACCGTACCTTACAATGCAAAGCCCTTCTCAAACCGTGGGTACATACGTGAGGCATTGAAGGAAAAGGGTGTCGAAGTTGACAGAGATGATTTAACTGAGACTGTCAAAGCTGTACGGGCTGCAATGGATCACATTGTGCCTGGACCTATGGCTGTGATGTCTTGGATTGAGTCTGAAGTCAGCAATGCCATTGATCGTGGTCTTAGTAAACTTACATGGACTACACCTTCTGGCTTTTCTGTTACTCAACGGCTAATGAAACCACAGGTCAGACAAATTGACTTGCAGTTACTTGGTCGTTGTCAAGTACGTGTAGCTACAGGTGCGAGTGACAAGGTAGATAAGAACCACCACAAGAACGCAACAGCGCCTAATCTTATCCCCTCCCTTGATGCATCACTCCTGCACCTATCTGCATTACGTTTCGACTCTCCAATCTCACTAATACACGACTCGGTTCTTTGTCGTGCTACTGACATGTCTGTACTTTCAGCCATTGTCCGTGAAACATACATGCACCTCTTTGCAGAGCATGATTACCTAACATCCTTTGCTCAACAAATTGGAGCAGAGACTGACCCACCGATGATTGACGACTTAGAACCGTCATCGGTTATCGAATCCACCTATTTCTTCTGTTAAATGGCACGCACCATCATCAAAACTGAACAGCCTGTTATCCTTGAAGGTTATCAAGCTGTACTGCAACCCGGTAAGTTCGGCTACAAGCTCATGGCTGTAGTCAGTCAAGATATCGTGGATCAGCTTGAGTCTGACCGCGTTGAGTCCCTTAAGTGGGCTGAGTCTAAGCTCAAGAACCCCAAGCGTTCGGTCATGAAGCCCGAGCCCTGGGAAGAAGTTGCTGAAGGCAAGTACCAAGTCAAGTTCACCTGGAACGACGAAACCAGGCCGCCTGTGGTAGACACCGAAGGCACGCTGATCACTGACGAAAGCACACCGCTGTACAGTGGTTCCAAGGTAAAGCTGGCTTTCTTCCAAAAGCCCTACATCCTGAAGGATGGCGTCACCTACGGCACTAGCCTGAAGCTCAAGGCCGTACAGGTCATCTCTCTTGCATCCTCTGCTGGTGTTGACACCGGTGACATGGACGAAGCTGACGTGGCTGAGCTGTTCGGCAAGACCGAAGGCTTCAAGGTCGGTGACCCAAACGTGTCCAACGAAGCAGGAGAACCTGAAGACGACTTCTGATGGCTTTCCGCTCCCGACTCGAAGAGAAGGTTGCTGATCTCCTCGTCGAGCTGGGTGTCAAGTATCAATACGAAACCGAAAAGATTTCCTATGTAATCGAACACAAGTACAACCCGGACTTTATACTTCCGAATGGCGTGTACCTGGAGTGCAAAGGTTACTGGGACTCTCCAGACCGGCGTAAGATCAAAGCAGTCAAAACTCAACATCCTGACCTTGATCTACGCATGGTCTTTCAGGCACCCTACAACACTATCTCTCAAAAAAGTAAAACGACCTACGCCAAGTACTGCGAGAAGCTCGACATACCTTGGTGCTCGTTTGCAAATATCCCATTCAACTGGCTACTATGACCAGTGAGTTTGTCAGGCACATGGCCTGTCCACACTGCGGGTCGTCGGATGCAGCTAGCCTGTACGACGACGGCCACATTTTTTGTTTCAGATGCTACACTCATACATTGGGTGATAGCACCGAGAATTTCCACAATCATCACATGCGAGATGTCCACCTACAAGGCTCAGCCGGAAGGCTGCAGAAACGAAGGATCTCAGAACGAACCTGTGAGTTGTTCAAAGCCTATAAAGACGGAGAACAATTACGCTTCCATTATTACAACAGCTCTGGCTCACTACTTGGCGCAAAGATCAAGACAAAAGACAAAGAGTTTCGTTGTGAAGGTGAGGTAAAAACTTTGTTCGGGATGCAAAACTTCCGACACAAGACAACTAAAAAAGAGCAGAAGCTAGTAATCTGCGAGGGAGAGATGGATGCGCTATCTATCTGGGAGGCACAACCTAACTGGGACGTGGTCTCTATCCCGAACGGTGCACCTGCTGCAAAGAAAGCGATCCAGCATAACTATGAATGGATCAACTACTACGACAAGATCGTACTCTTCTTCGACAGCGATGAAGCCGGCCAGAAGGCCGCAAAAGACGCCGCTGGTGTGTTACCACCTGGTAAGGTATTCATCGGCTTTCTAGAGGACCACAAGGATGCCTCAGACGCTTTACAGGCTGGTGATACAGAAGCTATCAGAGCTGTATGTAATTACGAACATACAAAGTATCAACCAGATGGAATTGTCGATGCAAAGACACTCCTTGACTTAATCACTACACCAACACCACCATCTGATCATGACTACCCCTTTCAAGGATTACAAGGAAAGTTACACGGGATCAGGTATGGGGAGCTTATCACAATTACTGCGGGGTCTGGCATCGGAAAATCGTCCTTCTGTCGTGCAATCGCAACTGACCTTCTTGCTAAAGGAGAACGGGTTGGTTACTTGGCACTTGAAGAGTCCATGCGTAATACATCTCTCGGACTTATGTCCAACGCCTGCGGTAAACCTTTGCACCTTGGTGAACAACAACGAAGCGAGCTAGTCGAGATCTTTGACAACACCATAGCTAAATGGAATCTACATCTCTTTGATGGGTTTGGTAGCTATGACCCTGATCACATCTACGAACGGATTGAGTATATGGCATCTGGTCTTGAAACCCGTGTTATATTCCTTGATCACCTATCTATTCTGCTCAGTGGCCTTGAAGGTGACGAGCGGAAGATGATCGATCAAACGATGACAAAACTTAGATCGTTAGTTGAGCGCACAGGTATTTCATTATTTCTTGTATCACATCTACGGAGAACTACATCCGATGTCAACCATGAAGAGGGAGCTAGAGTTACACTTGGACAACTCAGAGGATCCGCTGCTATTGCTCAACTCAGCGATGGCTGCATTGCGCTCGAACGAGATCAGCAGAGTGGATCTAAATCAAGCTCTACAACTGTGCGAGTACTTAAAAATAGATATTCAGGCGAAGTTGGTGTTGCCTGCCAATTAAGTTATGACCTTTCTACCTGTAAATTCAATGAAACCCAAGCAGAAGCAGAGTTTGACCCAACAACAGATTTCTAAACCTAATCCTCCCACGCCCGAGATGGTAGAGCGTGCACAATTTGTAGACAAAACTTACCACTGGAAAAATGTTGGTCTTCGACCTGGAAAGCAACGGTCTTCTCAATGATGTTAGCAGGATTCACTGTATTGTCATCTATGATTCAGAGGCTGACGAAACCCTCGTTTACAATGACGAAGGCAATGCTGAGCCGATTACACGCGGCGTTCAACGTTTGGAGGACGCTGAGGTCATCGCGGGACACAACATCATCGGGTATGATATCCCCTGTCTTCGCAAGATTTACCCGTGGTTCACACCAACCTCCTTGGTTGTAGACACATTACTACTCTCACGCCTGTACCACACGGACCTACGTGACACGGACATGAAACATAAGTGGAAGAACATGCCGTTACAACTGTACGGACGTCATTCACTTGAGTCTTATGGTCACCGTCTTGGTGAATACAAAGGTGAGTTTGGTAAAGACACTGACTGGTCTGAATGGTCACAAGAAATGCAAGACTATTGCATACAAGATGTAAACGTAACAAAAAAATTATGCGATCACTTCCACCCATACCTGAGTGGGTCGCGCTAGAACACCAAGTTGCACAAGTACTCACCCAACAAGAACTTCATGGATGGAATTTTGACTCAGAGGCTGCATGGAAACTTGCATCTTCTCTCAGAACAGAACTTGAAGAAACTTATCAGCTACTACGCGACAAACACCCTTACGTCTTCGGATCGGAATTTACTCCTAAAAGAAATAACAAAACATCTGGATACGTAGAGGGATGTCCATTCACAAAACTCAAGGAACTAAATCCTACTTCACGAGACCATATTTCATGGATCCTGCAAACATTTCATGGTTGGAAACCAACGGAGCTGACACCTACTGGCAAGCCCATCATCGACGAAGTGATTCTGAAGGATATTGGGACAGATGTAGCCCTGGCTTTTCTGAAATGTCTAGATATTACGAAGAAGCTGGGGATGATCTCGGAAGGCGGGAACGCATGGCTGAAGCTATGTACGACTGCTAATCGAATTCATCACCATTGTTCTGTTGCTACAAACACACATAGATGTGCACACCGAAGACCAAACCTAGCTCAAGTACCTAGTGAACATGACTACAGACAACTTTTTAAAGCATCCCCTGGTCAAGTTATGGTGGGTGCCGATCTTAGCGGCATCGAGTTACGGATGCTCGCTCATTACCTCGCTCGATACGATGCGGGACGCTATGCGGACATTCTCCTCAACGGAGACATCCATCAAGTCAACGCAGACAAAATTGGAATCTCTCGGAGACAAGTCAAAACAGTTACCTATGCCTTCCTCTACGGTGCAGGTGATGCCAAAATTGGACACTCCTTTGACTCTTCCTTAAATGATAGCAGCGCTAAACGTAAAGGCAAGGAGATCAGATCCGCTTTTGTTTCTGCTATTGATGGACTTGCAGAGCTTCTGGCGTCAATTAAGGCGGCGGCTGAGAAGGGTTTTATTCTATCAATAGACAAACGAAAGATTGCTGTTGACAGCCCTCACAAATCTTTAAATTACTTGCTTCAATCAGGAGCTGGTGTAATTGCAAAGAGATGGATGTTAATTAACCACGAAACTACTAAAGAGTTGTGCTGTTCACAACTTGCTTTTATACATGACGAATTACAATTCGAATGCGAACCAACCGACGCAGTCGCGCTATCAGCATCCCTGGTACAAAGCGCTGAAGAGGCTGGAAAATACTATTCACTACGCCTCCCTATCAGTGCAGAAGCAAAGCAAGGGAGGGACTGGTCGGAGGTCCACTGATGAAACTACTCATTGACGCCGACTATATCGTTTACAAGTCTTGCGCCGGAGCTGAAGATGAAATTAACTTTGGAGATGATGTCATCTTGGTTGTTAGTAAGTTTTCAGAGGCACTATCTAATGTACAGCGTGAGCTGAGCAAGATTAAAAACAACTTTATGTGGGATGTACCAGAGATGGTATTATTCTTCAGTGACTCTGTAAATTTCAGGAAAAAAATCTTACCAAGTTACAAGGGTCATCGAAACAGAAAGAAGCCCTGCGGTTACCGCCGCGTAATCACAGAACTAAGTAAGAGATACAAGGTTATCAGGATTCCTGAGCTTGAAGCTGACGATGCCATGGGTATCTACGCTACAGCTAACCCTGGTAATATCATTGTCTCTCCTGACAAAGACATGCGCCAAATCCCTGGCAAGCTTTACAATCTTGACGAAGTGGTAGACATCACTCCGGAAGAAGGTTATCGATGGCATCTAATTCAGACGATGGCCGGTGATCAAACTGACGGCTACTCAGGCGTACCCGGAATTGGAATCAAACGTGCTGTTGCTTTGTTTGATGAGCATGGATACACGTGGGACACCGTTGTCAAAGCCTTCACAGATAAAGACATGACTGAAGAGGACGCCCTTATCAATGCCCGACTCGCAAAGATTCTCACCACTAACGAATATGACGGACAAGTCATACCCTGGACTCCCACCAATGCCGGTGACTGAGTTAACGATGGAGCAGGACTTAAAGCTTCGTAGGCTTGATGACCTGCTACCTGAGGCAGATAAGAAGGACATCATCACGTTGTTACTTGCACTCCAACACCAAAACTTCTGCCTCTGCAATACTGTTTCTAACCTAGTAACAAATTGGCCCAATCACCCGAACACTACACCCGCGGACACATAGAAGTCTGGGACTTCATCCGTGATCAAAAACTAAATTATCACCTAGGCAATGCTATTAAATATATTTGCAGAGCCGGTTACAAAGGTTCTAAAAGAGAGGACCTTCACAAAGCTATCCACTATCTTGAGAATGAACTCTTACATACACACGAGCCTCATGGACCAAGCGGAACAGTTCCGGTCCGCCTACTCACTGACGAATGGGAAAGACCGACGCACTGGTCAGAAAGCTTTGATCGATGAAGAATGGTCAGAGTTTCATGAAGCCTTCCACATGAAGGATGATTGTGAACAACTGAAGGAGCTGTCTGACTTGGTGTATGTTTGCTACCAGTTTGCTGCTTCTCAAGAATGGGATCTCGATGAAGCAATGAATCGTGTCCACAAATCAAACATGTCTAAACTTGGTGAGGATGGAAAACCTCTATACCGAGCAGATGGTAAGGTCCTAAAAGGTCCAAACTATCAACCGCCTAAATTGAACGACCTTATTACCGAATGACCACCTCATACATCGCACGAACAGGTCGAGTCCAGTCTTGGATCGACGACCCCACCTCACGTTTACCTGTTAGTTGCACTGTTTTCACCGTTGAAGACTCAATCACAGGGGACAATGGAATTGAAGCATCCTGGAAATTTGTATCACATGCTCTACGATATGGAGCGGGCTGCGCGGTTCACCTGTCGAAACTGCGACCCAAAGGAACAGAAAATGACAAAGGATTGGTTGCATCTGGACCAGTATCTTTCGCAAAAATCTACAGCACCTTAAATGAGATTCTTCGTCGTGGCGGTGTATATAAAAACGGCGCTGTGGTGTGTCACATTGATCTCAGCCACCCTGATGCACTTGAGTTTATTAAAACTCCTAGATCCGAACTACCCTGGGTTAAACGATGCATCAACATCAAACCAGAGTGGTGGAAAGCCTGCACGTTTAAAGAAGAACTACTTTATGGCATCAAATCAGGTGACATATGGCTCAACAAAGTAAAGTATGACGATGAAGGAAATCGAATTCGAGGAAACGTATGCCTTGAAGTGTACCTGCCAAGCCGAGGCACTTGTCTCTTGCAACATATCAATTTCGGTGCCTGTGAGTTTGACGACATTCCACGAGCTTTCACTGAAGGGATGTCAGAACTGTGCCAACTCCATGGTCGAACTGGCGTTAGCGATTCAGGAGAATATCTCCCCAGTGAAACAGACAGACAAGTCGGACTGGGAATACTCGGCCTCGCAAATCTCCTACGGCGGTACGGTGTAACCTACGCACAATTTGGTGAAGCACTACGCTGCCTTAACTCTGGAGAGGTAGTACGTACACCAGCCTATGAGCTAGCGGTACAGATGAAGCTAGGTATCAACCTTGCAGCACGTGTCGCTAGGTCACACAAGATGGATAGGGCGTTTGCAATTGCCCCTACTGCATCGTGTAGCTACAGATCAAAAGATCTCGATGGCTTCACATCTACCCCTGAGATTGCACCACCCATCAGCCGCACTGTGGACCGTGATAGCGGCACGTTCGGTGTACAAACATATGAATATGGCGACGTAGAAATTGCCTCAGAAGTCGGTTGGGAAAACTACAAGCGTGTTGCTGATGGCATCATGACGTTACTCGATCGTACGGGACTTCTTCACGGGTATAGCTTCAACAGTTGGAGTGATGTTGTTACTTATGACAACGCCTTTATCGAAGAGTGGTTAGAATCTCCTCAAACCTCCCTTTACTATAGCCTGCAAGTCATGGGCGATACACAAGATAAGTCTGATGTATATGCAGCTATCAAGGAAGACGTCGATGAGTATCTTGCTGGCATTCTAAATGAAGAACTAACTTGTGACTGTCAAGAATGAACCCTTATCAAAAATTACTCAATCGAAAAAGAAAATGGACACCGGTTCAGATGACTGCCGGTACATGCAAGGATGGTGCACACGAGACACTGCTCCGTGCACTTGCCTTGCGACACATGGAACTACCTGTGGGAGATTTTATTACTGATGCTCTCTCCACTGAAGTACCAGAGCTTGCTCGGGAAATACTACTCTCCAATGTTAAAGACGAAGAGAACCACGACGTCGCACTTGGTTACATCGCCTCTGCTTACGGCGTTGATAAGAAAGCTGAGGCGGAAGCCCTACGGCTTAAGTCCGCTTGGGAAGCACATCCGGATCACACGATCACCAAAGCACTTGTTGCCGAGCGTGCGTTATTCTTCGTTCTTTTACCATTCTTTAGGTTTAATGGTGACGCTGGTATGAGAACGATTTCAGCAGATATCAGCCGAGACGAACAAGTCCATGTGGCGGTTAACTCACTGGTACACACCGAGCTGGGCTACAACATCAGCCCATCTCTGGACAAGCTCCGTAAGGCTACGATCAACTGGGTGATGCAGCCCCTGGGCGAGCACTCCGATAAATATCTGGACAAAAAATTTTGGCTTGATTCTAGTGATCGCCTAATGTATGAAGGCAAGGCACCAGAACTTGCCGCCACCCGTGCAGCGCGTATGCCTGCTTTCTTTGAACATGCAAATACAAACCTCCCACAGTACGCTTAACATTGGCTTGACTGTAGACCTTCTAGTCTCTGAACTGGAGGATCGATTCCCGCTGACCAACCCAGGTCCCGCTGATCAGATCAATACGATTATGTATCAAGCCGGTCAGCGTAGTGTTGTGGACTGGATTAACTCACGTATTACAAACGAGGAACTTTAATTATGGGCGATGGTGGAGCTGGACGCGCTCGACGTCAGGCACGACGAGACGCAGCGCGTTATGAAGCACAGATGCGTCGTACAGAAGAAGCAAACCAGAAGAGACTTGCTGAAATCCAATCACAAAATCAACAACAACAGGCTGCAATGGAAGCAACCATGCAAGCTAACGTTGCAGAACTAACACGAGAGCCCACAACTTACAAAGGCCGCAAGCGTAAGAAAGCTGGCTCTAAAGCTGGTTTGGATAAACTTCGTATTGCACAAACTACACAAGGATCTTCTACTAACTTAGGCTGATGAACGCACGTAGTAGGTATGATCATCTAACCAGTGGCCGTAATCATTTTCTTGATATTGCTGTTGAGTGTTCAGAGTTAACCCTTCCGTATCTTATCCAACGTGATGAGTTACGTTCTTCTCATAAAACATTACGCCAACCCTGGCAAAGTGTAGGCAGTAAAGCGGTAGTAACACTGGCATCAAAGCTGATGCTAGCACTTCTACCACCTCAGACTTCTTTCTTCAAGCTGCAGATTCGTGACGATAAACTCGGCACTGAACTGCCTGCTGAAATTAGGTCTGAACTTGACCTGAGCTTTGCTAAAATGGAGCGTATGGTGATGGATTCGATCGCTTCTTCTAGCGACCGTGTTGCTGTTCACCAGGCTATCAAACACCTAGTGGTTGGTGGCAACGCACTGATGTTTATGGGTAAAGAGAGTATCAAACACTACCCACTCAACCGCTACGTCTTAGAACGTGATGGAAACGGCAACGTAATTGAGATCGTTACCAAAGAACTTATTAACAAACAACTCCTTCCTAGGGAGTTTCAAGGGCTACATAAAGAACAAAGTGTTGGACAACGTTATGGATCTAACACTGATGACGTTGAGATCTATACTCACGTCAAGCTAGACAACAATCGTTGGGTCTGGCACCAAGAAGCTTTCGACAAAGTCATTCCTAAGACTGATGGTAAGGCACCGAAAGATGCTAACCCTTGGTTGGTTCTCCGATTCAACTCCGTTGACGGTGAGAACTATGGCCGCGGTCGAGTTGAAGAATTCTTGGGTGACCTCAAGTCACTCAACGCTCTGTCACAAGCCATGGTAGAAGGTTCTGCAAGCGCCGCTAAGGTGGTCTTTGTAGTCAGCCCATCCTCTACCACCAAACCACAGACCATTGCTCAGGCAGGTAACGGCGCTATCGTACAAGGGCGACCCGAGGATATCGGTGTCATCCAAGTCGGTAAGACTGCTGACTTCTCTACAGCTTTGCAGATGATGCAGACCCTTGAACGTCGCATCCTTGAAGCGTTCCTTGTCTTGACTGTGCGTCAATCTGAGCGTACCACTGCTGAAGAGGTGCGTCTGACTCAGCTCGAACTGGAGCAGCAGCTTGGCGGTCTCTTCTCTCTGCTGACAGTAGAGTTCTTGGTCCCTTACTTAAACAGGAAACTACTGGTGCTGTCCCGAAGTGGTCAGCTACCTAAGTATCCTAAAGACCTAGTAGCACCTACTATCATTGCTGGTATTAACGCACTGGGTCGTGGTCAAGATAGAGAAAGCTTGACTGCTTTCATTGGAACTATCGCTCAAACACTTGGTCCTGAAGCTTTGATGACGTTTATCAACGCCGACGAAGCAATCAAACGACTGGCAGCAGCACAAGGCATCGATGTTCTCAACCTTGTTAAGAGTGTTGACGACCGTCAAGCTGAGTCTGATGCCGCTGCAGATCAAGAGCAACAGATGGCTGCCATGCAGCAAGCACCACAACTATTGAAGAGTCCTATGATGGATCCTTCTAAGAATCCTAACGCTGAAGCTATGTTGGCTGAGGCTATTTCACCCGAATAACACATGGCAGAAATCCTTACCTACGATCCAAGCAACGACCCTCAAGCTATTCAAGTGGCAGAAGAGCGGGACGCTGAGTCTCTCGCTGTCGGTCAAGCCTTGGAAGACCAGCAGAACCAACTTCTGGCTGGTAAATACAAAAGTGCTCAGGACCTAGAACAGGCTTACATTGAGCTGCAAAAGAAACTGGGATCTGGTGAGCAAGAAGAAACAGTTGAACAGGAGGCTGAGCCTGCTGAAGAAGCTGATGAAACTATTTCAATGTTTAACAGTATCGATGATGAACTTGCAGAAGGTGGTGAGATCAGTGAAGAGTCGATGGCAAAACTTTCTGCCATGGATAGTAAAGACCTGGTCGATGCTTATCTTAGGTATCAAGACACCATAGAAGACTCACCTGTTGAACAGGGTAGAGAGCTTAACGACCAAGAGGTTACTAGCATCTACCAAAGTGTTGGAGGTGAGCAGCAGTACCAACAGATGACACAATGGGCTGCAGAAAATCTTGACGCAAACACAGTACAGGCTTTTGACAACGTCATTGAGTCTGGTGATGTTGCTGCTATCAACCTTGCATTGCGAGGTCTCCAATCACAATACAACGACAACGTGGGCTACGAAAACAACATGATCCAAGGCAAACCAGCCCAAGCTAGTGGCGGTTATCGAAGTCAAGCAGAAGTTGTACGTGATATGAATGACCCTCGTTATGATCGTGACCCTGCTTTCCGGCAAGAGGTCATGAGTAAACTCAGTAACTCTCCCGACCTGCAATTCTGATGTCTATTGTAACTGAAGAACGAGGTCGTCTAAACCTCTACGCAATCGAACCTCCTATCACACTTATTGACGTGCGCGATTTACACAACGAAAACGCTGAAAAACTAAACGGTCGTCTGGCTATGCTGGGCGTCATGGCTGCGCTCGGAGCGTATGCAATCACTGGTCAAATTATTCCCGGAGTCTGGTAATGCCACAAGGTAAAGGAACGTATGGTTCAAAGGTCGGTCGCCCACCTAAGAAGGGTATGAAAAATGGCGGTAAAAAAAAGTAGCACCAAGCGTGTTAGTCTAAAAATTGGTAAACACAAATCGAGGACTGGCGGCTTGACTGCTGCCGGTCGTCGTAAATACAACCGTGCAACTGGGTCTAACCTAAAGGCTCCTCAGCCTGGTGGTGGTCCACGTAAGCGGTCCTTCTGTGCTAGAATGAAAGGTGTCAAAGGACCGATGCGAAAGAAAGGAAAGCCAACCCGCAAGGCTCTGGCACTACGCAAATGGAAATGCTAAATGGCTAAACAAAAACCCGGTTTGTATGCAAACATCCACGCTAAACGCAAGCGTATTGCTGCTGGCAGTGGTGAAAAAATGAGGAAGCCTGGGGCTGCTGGAGCACCTACGGCTAAGAACTTTAAACGCTCCGCAAAAACTGCTAAGAAAAAGTAACACCCAACTAACAACACACATGAAATCTCTTATTATCGCTAGTCTCCTTGTCGCCGCTGGTGGCGCTGCTCATGCTGGTCCCTACGTCAATGTAGAAACCAACTCAGGCTTCGTCGGATCTGATTACACTGGCTCTACTACTGACGTCCATGTTGGCGTAGAAGGTGGTGGTTGGTATCTGCAGGGCGGCCCTGCTTTGCTGGCTCCCGATAATGCTGATGGTGAAGTAGAACTCTCAGGTAAAGCTGGTGGTTCTTATGGAATCAACGAAGCACTCTCTGTCTACGGAGAAGTATCATTTCTTACTGGAGATACGAACAGCTACGGCACTAAGGCCGGACTTAAGTATAACTTCTAATAGCTAAATAGAATAAGGGAGGTGCAATTCCTCCCCTAGCTCTAGCCAGCCATGGCTTAAAACTGGTCTTACTTAACTT